AGTTGATAAAAATCTCTGACTAATGTGTAGCAATCATGGACGCCATAGCACCATTCTCGCCCAAGGAGGGTTGAATAATCCACCATGTGTTTGAGGTTACCTCCCATAGATACCAATCTACACCGAGCTGCTGGCACGCAAATAGGTCGGGCTTGCTTGGTGGTTTTCCATTTGTATGTGAGTGTACTATAGCCTCAATTTCGCCAGCATCTAATGCTGATAGGTAATCCTTTGGTTCAATAATAAATTCAGTAAGTGGATTTTCTGCAATATTTCTGCATGGCAAATATTTGCCGTTTACAACAAAACCACAACTCTCTTTTGGAAACACCTTTAAGGCGTGAGCCTCCGCGTCAAGTCTGAATCCTAACATTATGAAAACCGCCATAAGGAATTGTCGTTGAGTCGGGAAATCTTGCCCTGCAACTTGTAATCTTTTTCCCACATACATCCTCTGCTGCAGTGGACACAGGGTTGTCATTTGCATCAAAAAATGCCGTCCCTGTGTAGGTGCAATCTCCGCCTGCTTCTCTATATTTCCAAGGGCAATAATCGCTAATGATGCGTTTTGGTATTTTTACATTTATAAGGTCTAAATTGCTAGCAAGCTCGAACTCAACAGCGTCTTTTGTCTCTGCAGAAATTCGGTCAACATAATAAATTTCATCGGGAAATTTGCCAAAATCAGAGTCTGCAGTCGTGTGTTCATCGTAATTCAGACTATTATTGTCCTCTGTAATTAGAGAAAAGCCGCCCTCAGTGCCAAACGTATCCTCGCCCAAAAAATTGACAGGATCAAGAAACTTTTTTAGGGTTAAAATTCTTTTTACTTTCGCCATCTCTAAGTTATAAAGGCTGATGAGCGCCGTCATTGCATTATTTACGTTTGAGACGACCATCTTGGGGCGAGGTAGCTGCCCTTTTGTAGATTTCTCGAAGCCATCTACTGTAATCGGTGTTGCTGCGTATGTTTGCCCATTAAAAGTGATGTCAACAATCAAGCCATTTGTCCCAGCGTGAAAGTATCTTACATCATCAACTCCATTTAGCTTTGTTGTGAGATGTAACTCAAAAAGCTCAATGATGGCCGAAGGTTGCAATGAGTAAAGCTCGTTATAAGCTGGGCTAATTGACTCCCATGTAACTGACCCAGTGCTGGTGCTTTCAGTAATTGTTACAAATGGGTGCTGCGGCCAATTAGGCTCAACTGAGCCCGACCTAGCGTCCCCTGTGGTCGATTTAACCCTGAATACGAACGCCGACCCATTAGGGTCAGTTGTACGCGATACAACGTCACCGACTGTGCGCTGAGCGCCTAGGCCGAGCAGCTGATCAACATCAAGCGTTTCGTCCGCTGATTCTGCTATTCCTTCACTCCACGCCGGGTAAGTTGTCATGCTTCAAACACCTCCACAAACGTTGCTGAAATCTCAGCACGATTTGAAAACGTCACAGTCTTGCTCCACTGCGGACAAATGAACTTACTACTTGCTGATTCATTCGGCGGCGTAAATGTAAATTTCTCCTGCCCAGCCCTTTGATCTAAGAACAGCTCGATCTGTTCAGCTACAGTCTCCGAAACATTGAAAATTAATTCGTACTGTTTAGGATTATTATTAATGCCAAAGACGGCACGCTGAGAGTAGCCATCGCCGAACTGGCTTGCATTTACCCTCGGCTGACTGTTCTTGATGGTGCCATAAGTTGGCTGGATTGTAGGAAAAGCAGGTGTGGTCATTAGCTCGCAGCAAGCAACCCTCCAGGACGTTTCTGTTTAACGAGTTCAGATTGCACAGCAGCTCCGATCAACTTGCCAAGTAGTTTGCTGCTCGGCTGATCTCCCTGTGCTTTTGTCCCAGATGCGTCGACATTCACTACAACATTAGCCGCCCCAAAAGTGCCAGATGCTGAGATCTTGCCGCTTCTAGAGGGCGTGAAAAGCTCTGGCCCGCGCTCACCAACAACATATGATTTGCCCGCGCTAACGCTGCCCCCATTTGCCCTAAATCCACCGAACATTCTGGCAAAGAATCCACCTTCTGGACCCATGCCACCCAGCGCACCTAGCGCACTGTTGACGCCAAACTGCATCAATATTCTGGCGACACTTCTCAAGGTATCAGCAGCAACATCGGCCAATTTCTTGGTTCCATCCACTGCAGATGTCAAAGCGTCCACAATACTGTTGCTGATGGTTTGCCCGAGTGCATCATACATTCTGTCCAGTTTTGTAACAACCTTCTCAACCTCTTTCTCCTGAGAATCAACAAAAGCCTCAACAACATCAGTCGCCATTCCTTTCAACGCATCATTAAGTTCGTCGACTTTATCTTTGTTTTCAGCAAAAATATCCCGGAGTCTTTGATGCAAAGCACTTACAGCCCTCGCCTGTTGTAACTCAGCTTTGTTCGCTGGAACCTTGTCTTCCTGTATTCTTAGCATCTCAATGTCATGTCTCTTAATCGCTGCTTTTACCTTTTCCCCCCTGTCAAGTAGCGCCAACTCTTCCATCATTAGCGTCTTCATTCTCGCGGATATGTCTTTTGTTGGATCCTCTCCTTCACCTGGAGGTTTGACTTCGTTCGGTTTTTTTACAGGCACAAGACGCCCGCCAGGACCAGACACCTGGAAGTCGCCAACACCTGGTATGGTGTGGACCTTTTGAACAATATCAATGACTAATGTCCGCCGTTTTGTCAACTCATCAATCAATTTTGACACATCTTCAATTTTCTTTTCTAAATCATTTAGATCACCAATCTGCCCCTTAAAATACGACATGGCGCTGACTCTTTCAAAAGCAGCCTCCAAATCTTTAAGCTCTTTATTCGCCTTTTCTAGCTCTTGATCCATCTTTTCAATCGACTCACCTTTAAAAGCCTCATCAATATTTTTCAACCTATCAAAATGATCGCCAATAGCAGCCAACGCACCGACAATTGGCAAGGCTACAAGTGAAAATTTGCCGATCAGCGTTAAAAATACCTTCAACTTAACACCTGCTAAGTTGGCTGCGGTGGCTAACCCAGCAAACCCAGTTGCGGCGAGTGCTAATGTGCCAAGAATGCCTTGTATGGCGGTTGGCAGTTTACCTAGCATATCAACAAAATTTGTCAGAACGTCCACAACAGGCACGACAGCAGGCAGCATTCTTTGACCGAGCGTAGTGGTCAAACCTTTGACTCTATTGTCCAGCGCCTTAAATTGCTGTGCCGGTGATAACTCTATTAATTCTTTGATGCTATCCTTATTTTTATCAAAGCCTTTTGATAAAGAATTAATTAGCACACGCGCGGTAATTTTTCCCTCTTTAGACAATTCCTTTAATTCGCCAACTTGAACATTTAATTCATCGGCGACTAAACCAAGTATGCCAGGCAATTGCTCAGAAATGCTCCTAAATTCATCACCTTGAAGTCGTCCTGAGCCTAATGCCTGACTCAGTTGTCTAAATGCTGCAGATGCCTCATCGGCTGACGTACCACTGGCAAACGCGACTGCGTTAAAGCCTTGAAATGTTGATTGTATCTCATCCAGAGAAATACCCAGTGGACGCAACCTTGCAAATATATCAGAAAACGCATCAGTGGATTCGGCCAATGATAGGTTAAAAGTTTTTGCGTTCTGACCAACTAATCTCTGCACCCTGCCAAACTCGCCATACTGCTCAGCTAACAACTTGAGGCGGAGCTGCGACTGCTCAAAAGAAGCGGCCTGCTTAATTGTTCTTCTTGTAAATTCAGCAATACCAATACCAAGTAAAGCTCCCTTTAGCCCCTTGAATTTATCTGTCGCATTTTTAACAGCGCGACCTGCTTTGTCCATGCCATCTTTTATTTTTTTACCCGCACTTTTTGCTTTTTTGCCAACTCTCTCTACTTCTTGCTGGGCCCTTTTGGCTGCCTTGCTTAACTTATCAGTCGCCGCAGAAACTCTCTTAAACTGCTGAACAGCATTAACGGCCTTAACAATAATCTCAACTGCAGCCACATTACAATTAAATCCCTAAAAACACTTTACCTCCGTCGTGCCTTTGCACGCTCAGCCTCGCGCTTCTCTTCCTCTACCTTATTTTCAAAATAAGCTGCCCAATATATGAACTCAGCCTCGGTCAACTCTTGTCTAAGTCGGTTTACTGTCATCCCTAATTCGCAGGCTAAGTAAAACTCAAAGGTGAGCCAACTGTCCTGCTTTAGTCGTTTTTTGCTTCATCTAAACTCGCCTCATCCGCAAGTTCAAACAAGAACAATTCCAAATCATTAAGGATTTTCTCTGGTAGCTCGCGCTGCAATTTGACTACATCAGCCGAAGCAAATGCCTTACTTCCATTCTCAAGCTCGGCCATTTGGCACAACATCTGTGTGCTGATGTCCAAAGCCTGGTCTGTATGCGCGAGTGATTGTGCCCTTTTACGATCAGATCTTGTAATTGGCTTGAAATAAAGGCTCATTCCAATCGAGCCATCAGGTTTTTTGATGTCAAATTTTCGACGCTCAGATAGATCGAACATGCCTACCAGCATGTCAACCGTTCTCTCAGGTGTTTTCATGAAATCAGATCGCGCTTGTAATTGTTCCTGTGCAGGTGAAGTTGACGTTAATCACTTCAATCTCGCCCACTGTAGCAGCATACTCCGCTCCAGTGATGAGTGCGTCGAATGACAGCTTCTTGCCAGTCGCCAAATACAACTCAAGATGCGCGTTTGCCGTATCATTCACAATCAATGATTCATTCAGCAAGTCAAGTTTGTCGCCAGCAGATGGTGCATCATATAGCACCTCAATGGACCCAGAACCACCAACAAGGCCGCCTACATACTTACGAGAATTGTCGGCGTGTGCAGTAACTTCCAGCTGCTCTTTCTCAACCGTAAGTGACCATGTGCGCACTGCTGCGATTGTAGAGATGCCAGATGATGCATCTTTGTCGAATTTAACAAAGCCTTGTTCGCCGCGATAAAATGCCATGATCAAATAGACAGAGTTACGGATCCGCTAGTCACGAAATTAACCGTGACAATACTTATATCTCCTACTGTAGATGTTAGCTCTGTTGAAGTTGGTACTCCTCTAAAAAATACTTTTCTTGCGCTGCCATCTAGAAATAACTCAAACACTACTAAGTCGTCAGCGTTGCCAGTATTAACTCGCTCAACGAAGTTGTTTGTTTCTCCAGAGCCTCCTGTATAAAAAAGCTCAACAGTCCCCGACCCACTGATAATGCTGCCCACATTTGTGGCATGTGTATCGCCCATTGATGTGGTCTCAAGAATGGACTTATCTAGTGTCAATGACCATGACCTAGTGCTTGCTACTGTTCCTGTTTTGGCGGCTGTTCCAGTGCCTGAACCCGCAGCATTGGCTGTAAAAATAGTGCCTGGGTTAGAATCAGCTGCACCAATAGTTGTAAAATCAGAGTTGCCAGTCGTAAGAATGACGCAAAGATCGCCGTCAGCTAAAGCTGTGATGGCTGCGGACGTACTACCAAACTTAACAAGGCCATCCTCGCCCCTATAAAATGCCATAATTAAAGTTCCTCAATAAATTCAAAGGTGGCGCGGACTTGAGTTTGATAAAAACCGTCTGGCAATGTGGAATTCACAACCATTGGGCCAATTGGTGCGTCAAAGTAAATATCTGACACATTAATTCTATTATAGAGATCGCGGATACGTTTACCTAAAACAAGGCTCGCGGAAGTGCCTGTATTAGCAGGCGTAAATATATTGACTAGCAACAATCCTGTCAAAAGATTGTCGCCACCAACATCACCTACAACATCGCCCTGGAGCGTTAGATTATCTGAGTCGCCAAAAGACACTTGGCATTGGACCCAGCTTGTGTTTGGGGTCGGCTTAAATACTACATTATTAAAAACGACTGGAACTGTAGGAGAACTCGCCAACTCAGTTGCAAGTCTGCCTTCAATAGTTGCTCTTATTGTGTTACGATTGGCAAATGGCATGTCATAAAGTCTCAAATACGTTGAACGGCACTACCACTTGAGTCTGGAAGAAAGACCCGACATTGCTGCTATAAATAATGTTAGGGCCGGTTAATGGCTGAAACTGTATGTCGCTTAAGATCTGTCGCGTAAACAGGCTGCAAACCTTGTTCGCTAAATCATAATTTTGCCCCACACCAATTCCTGCGGGTGTGAATATATTGACAATAACATCTCCGAATAATCTGTTTGATAAGCTACTTGAGTCCCCTAACGTTATGTATTGTGTCGCGTCAAACTCAACCGTACATTGCAAATAAGAATCTCTAGGGGTGGGCTTGTAGACAAGGTTGGCGAACGCTATTGGAGTGGCAGTCGCTTCAGGCGACTCAGTTACAATAGTTATGCCGCTTTCACTAATCAAAGTAAAGTTGGCTTCTGTATTAACGTCTGCGCCAAAACCTGCCAGTAAATGCGTCTCAATGACTGCTCGGACATCATTGAGTGATAAAGCCGCCATTACCTTTTGCCTTGCACAATTTGATCATATGCCTTTGTGACAAACCTCTGCATATTTTTGGCGATCTGATCTGGATAGCCTTTTGTAATTTGATTGTTTTTACTGCGCCAACCAGGTGGCTTGGCATTTCGCCATGAATATGGCAAGTTTGTGCCGAAGATAACTGGTTCGGCGTATGGCTGATTGTTGTAGCAATGATAATTATTGCCCAGCTTCTCTTTGCCCGCCGTATAGTTAAACCCAACTTGCGGTGTGATGGCTATGCCATAGTCGCCCTTAGGCTTTACGTTTGCATCATTGCTTGTATTCTCGCCGACCTGCCAACTTGATCTTAGTGTGCCAGTATCGATTGGGCTACTCTTTTTAAGCCTTTTGTCAGTCTCAAACACTACAACACGCAAAAGCCGTTCAACCTGACCATATAAATAATCATCTATCTTGTCGATTTTAATGATTTTTCTGCTCATTACGTTCTTAAATAAATCTCATAGACAATCGCCTCTTTTTCCCTCTC